GCCAGCCAGTGCAGCGGTGTTGTCCGCGTAGGTAGGCGCATTAGCAAAGTTGATAATGCGTGAGTTCTTGATCCGCATCGCCTCAGTTGGTGATGCCGCCCCATCAGCAGTAACGGAGAACACTAGTCGGCCCGGCATGTCGTTAGCGCCGGGGGTGCCGTCTACATAAGCAGTGATGCTGGCAGCTTCAATCAGCTCGGTTCCATCAGCTCCCTGAAACGAAAGATAACCAATCGAATCGTCTGAACTAATAATTTGATAAGCGCTTCCTCTTGTTTTACCAAGCAGAATTCCGTGACCATTTGCAGAGTTGTCATTGCGTACCACGGAAAACCGAGCCCCTAATCCAGCACCTTCAATTTGTACCTGTGGCTCAAGACCTGAGCCATTAAACCAGTTGCCACGCGCAGTAGACGTGCCAACTAACAACCTGCCGGAGCTGTCGATGCGGGCGCGTTCGGAATATGACTCAGATCCAACGGCGCCAGTGTGTGTGTAGAACTGAAGTCCACCACCACTGGAAGGAATTAAAGCACCGCCACCATTGTTGCTATAAACAAGCTCTAGTCCGCCTCCGCTACTGCCATCAATAACTGTCTTGATTGATCCACCTGCAGGCGCCGCAGTAGAGCCAATCCCTACGTTGCCTAACCTGTTTATGTTGATACCCGTGTTTAACGTACTATCATCGGAGTATGTCTGCAGTCGTAGATTTCCGCCTGTAGAGGCTCCCGGTTGACCGTCCGAGCTAATTAGTGCAGTATTGTAGAATCCCTTGAAGAATATAGAGGAACCAACAACGCCGGTAGTGTTTGTATTAGTAAGCCGTATTTGCTCGCTTGTGCCAGCCAGCGAATTATTAACTTCAAGTCGCGCCGCAGGGCTACTAGTCCCCAGACCTAGAAGGCCTGCGGAGGTGAGGCGCATCCGCTCGGTGTTATTTGTTGCAAAGCGCAGGTAGCCATTGCGGGGATTCCAGATCTCACTATCAACGTCATTAGCGGCAGTGACGTTTCCGATTGCCAACGTTTCAGTGTTATTACTGCGTAGGCTTAATCCACCAACAACCGATGATCCATTTCCGTTAATTGTTGCACGGTAAACAGTGCTTAGACTACTGGTTCCGACACCTAGATTGCCTACCGTACTAACACTTCCAACGGAATCAACAAACAATCTCCCAACTCCATTAGTTGAGATGGCTACTTGGTCTGCGCCGGGGGAATAGATGCCAGTGTTAGGATCTGCTGCGTCAAAAATAATCGCAGGCGTGGGCGCACTGTTTTTAGGAACAGTCAGTCCTTTTTTAACCAGAAAATTAACTTCAGCCATTGCGGTTCACTTTCCCGCGAAACATAGCTAGATTCTAGCTTTATACGTTTTGAAATAAACTAAAAACAGTTTATTCAATATTTGTATTTCGCGGAGACTTGCAGCTTCTGGTTTTTTTTTTGCAGATTTAATTTTTTAACTTTTTGTAGAAGTCTGTAGCCGTATTTTTCCACTTTGTTTTCCATGTGAGCCACAAAGAAGCGCAATCTGCTCTTTGTTGCTCGTATGCGTTATCTGTAATTTTATAAAAACTATCGCAATATAATTCCCACTTATCTTCGGACACAAAAGGCAACCGTGTTTCACCGCGAAACACAGCGTGCCAATAGGAGGGTTTGAGTATGAATTGCGACGAATTATTTATAGTTAAAGGCACACATCCCGCTTCTAAAGCTTCGTAAAGTCTAAAAGAGTCCATACTATCCTGCCCTGGAGGACATAATACGTATTGACTACGTTCTAGTAATCTAACGTATTCTGCGGTATCTAGTCCGTCTTTTGCGTTAAACCCGCTACAAGAGTAGGACCTATTAGGTTTGATGTCTTCAAATAAATTCAGCATCCTTTGACGGTCACCGTGGGGAGTTCCTGCGAACGACCACCGGAGATTCCTCACGCGATTACCTTCAAGATGCTCACAAAAACCTCTTTTGTAGCCCAATCCAAAAACTTTAACTTTCGGGTGATGGAGCTGTCCCGGATGCACATAATTTCGCATCAGACCGAGGCACTGCGGATCGTGTAGCCACTCGCACGGATCCCTTAAATTTTCATCGCTAAGTAAAACAATTACATAGCGTTTGCCTTGTACTCTTAATTTATCTAAAACGTTTCTATACGGTACGGCGTGATTACAAATCAATATTGTGTTTTCTTCAGTTTTAATATGTTCTGGATTATGTGCTATATCTATATGCTGCTTAACATCGCTAAACAGATAACGTAACCAATCAACTTCCCACAACAGTTCATCTTGAGTGAGCCATTGGATATTCACAGGAGTCATTCGAGGAAAAACGATTTACAATTAGCTATGTTTGGGCGCGTTTGATGGCGAGCGGTAAGCATTGCATTTTAGAGCTTTACCGCGCGAACAGCAGCAAACTGAACGATGAAGCTTTTGTTCGAGAAGCTCTTGCTGAGGCAGCCCGAGTCTCAAATGCGACTCTGCTGGATATCAGCACGCATAAATTTGAACCCCAAGGCGTTACGGGCTTTGCGTTGCTGGCCGAATCTCATATATCGATACATACTTGGCCCGAGAACGAATACGCCGCCGTGGACGTATTCACTTGTGGAAACACCACAGATCCTGAATTAGCCTGTACTTATTTAATGAGTCAATTCGAAGCTCGGTCTAAGCATATTTTGACTTTGGATAGGTATCTTCCTGAAGCGGTCGCGGCGTAAGGTCCCTATACATTCGCTAAAATACAGTCAAGCAGCGCACTTTATGTGAGCGAACAAGATTATTTGTTCGAGTTAAAGTGTTTGCAACGCAGTACCGCCCGGAAACGCTTTCGAAAGGATATCTTCGAAGCTTGGAACGGTTGTGCGTATTGTGGGCGCACTAATCCCAGTACTCTGGATCATGTTGTCCCTAAATCCAAAGGCGGTTCTACTTGCAGAACAAACCTAGTAGCATCGTGTGCTTGCTGCAATTTAGCTAAGTCAGATCTGCCCTGGTTCTCATGGTTCCGAGAACAAGACTTCTGGGACGAAGATCGCGAACTTAAAATTTTAGAGTGGGTGAACCACACTCACGACAACGTGGAGTCCGCCAATCACTATATTCAGCTTTGCCGAACTCCACTTGTCGAGCCGATGCTCATTGCTTAGCTAAGCGAGTCACGATACCGGCGAAAATTTCCACCACTCGGTAGTACTTAGCTACAGCTTGGTTATCTTTTTGCGTAGGAGTTAGGTTCACGATCAGCAGAGCTAGAGCGTGGATAGCCAGAAGAATCTCAACTAAATGCTGAGCGTTAGCAATAAGGTTAGACATCGGGAGTTCGTATCTAAATTAATGCTACCTAATCTCGCTGAAAATTACTTCGAATCTCGATCGCGCCCCCGAGTAAACCCTGAGCTTTTGAACCGTCTGGAGGATGCTCAGTGTACGTGAATTTAGGCTTTTCTTGAGCATCCCATTTTTTATGTATGTCGTCGATTTGTTTATCTACTGAATCTAATGCTGTTTCTATTCTCCAGATAATCCAATCACATTTACAATACTCTAGTAATAACACAACAAATTTATTTCGCTTTAACTTCGGGAAATGATCTGCTATCGCTCTAACTATTTCGTAGCTTACTGCTAACCAAAAATTGTACTTAGTTTTTTTCATTGATCTTGCTGAGTATCAGTTGATCTAGCTTGTCGTTTATATGGTTTAGCCTGTCTTTAATTTCCGTCAGCCCCGTGTTCAGATCTGTTTTTAAAGCATAAACTGCTGGAAATTCATTTACACGTATTTCCACTTCTTCTAATCTTTTTTTAACAGAGTTAAACCTGTCGTTTATTACAGTTTGTCGCTGTTGGTGCGACCATGTAAAAAAACCTAAGATTGTGGCCGCCGCCGCGACAAGAGCTTCGGGACCCATCTGTAGCGCATAACTAAGTTAATTTTAAAACAAGCGAATAGCTATTGACCCGCAATTTTCTATTAAACTTAGAGTACTTGACGACTCGGACGTGTCTCAATTCACGAAAAATCTTGAGTTAAATACGGTTGTTAATAGCGGACTTACTGATCCGTCCCGCCGTACCGGTTCCACTCATTTTGATCAGCGTCGGACGCTCAACGCTAGCGGCGTGGTAATTGTTGACAGCACTGCGCGTACTTATGCTGCTGATGGTGTTTACGGTATTTCGGACTACTATCCTTTAACCGTTAACGCTACTGGGATTCTCCAAGTAGATATTCGCGATCAAAATAGCTGCGGCGATGTCATTATTTTGGATTCCACTGGAACCGAAGTTATGACTGCTTCTCCCTCTAAGTTCAGCAGCCGGGACAGCACCGTCACTCAAACTCGGATTGCTAGCAGCGGAACTTACTACACCTACATTCAACTGAAAGGTCGTTCCGGTACTGAATATCGGATTGGCATCGACGTGCAAGTACGGTGAATGTTTCCAATAACGGAATATCCCTCATTAAAAAATTTGAGGGATGTCGTTTAACGTCTTATCAAGACGTTGGCAAAGTTTGGACCGTTGGCTGGGGTTCCACCGGTCCTCATATTGGGCAGGGATTAACGATATCCCAAGCTCAAGCTGACGCATGGTTACGTGAAGATGTTGATAAGTTTGCTGTCGGGGTGGCTGACGCCCTAAAGGTCTCCATCAACCAAAATCAATTTGATGCTTTAGTTAGCTTTGCGTATAACGTAGGACTTGGTGCTTTCCGCAGCTCAACTCTTTTAAAACTGCTGAACGACAAGGCGGATGCCAACGTTGTAGCTTCTGAATTTCTTAAGTGGGTGAACGTCGATGGCGTTCCTTACGATGGCTTAAAAAACCGCCGGAACGCGGAAAAGGGGCTATTTTTGACCAAGGTTCTGCATCCTCTTTTGTCTTCCTCCATCGTCGCTCAGAAGGACACGTGGTTAAAGCGCGAACCAAAGCAGGCTTCAGACCTCCCTGCTGAGAAGAAGGTCTTCGTCCCCAAGGGCTCGGCGCATGTCTGGCAAGCCATCACCATGGTTCCTGGGGAGAAGCACTACAAGCTGACCCTCGACGCCCAGCCTGAGCAGACGTGGTGGATGTGGCCCGCTGATTTCAAGATCATTAACGACCCTAAACCTGAACCCGAACCCGACTTTCAACATCCAGAACCTTTAGTTTTACAGGTTCCTTATTACAGTCAGCGGGATAATAAAGTTGACCCAATGCGCACGTGCTTTAGTAGCAGCTGTGCCATGCTCCTTAAGTATCTAAAACCCAATAGTATTTCCGGGGACGACGAGTATATTCAGACGGTGTATCGCTACGGCGATACGACTAATGCGGATATCCAAGTTAAAGCTCTTCAACACTACGGTGTCACTTCAGAGTTTCGCCAAAACTTTAATTGGACTGACATCGATTCCCAATTAGTACGGCAAATTCCCGTACCTATTGGGATTCTGCACCATGGTCCGGTTACCTCGCCCTCTGGCGGCGGGCATTGGATCGTGATAATTGGTAGGAATGAGGACAACACCAAGTATGTTGTTAACGATCCCTTTGGTGAGCTTGACTTAGTTAACGGCAACTACATCTCTACCAACGGTAAAGGTTTGCTGTACTCCAAAAAAAATCTGGGGCCACGCTTTTTGGTAGAAGGACCCGGCACAGGTTGGGCTATTAGGGCATCTAAATGAACTCTGCTGCTTGGGACAACATCGCTAAGTGTGCCGACGCGCGGGCCAACGAAAAAACCTTTAACTGGGATGAAGAAAACTCACCATTAGGGGATCTTGTCACACGCGAAATGGCAAGGATGCTAAGTTATCGGTGCGCCCTTCTCGAAGGCGTGTCTAGGGAATTTTTTAGAGCGCATGAACTCGGAAGGTTTTGATTGGCAGGCAGTCCTCGATGAGTGGGACGTGCCCAGCGAGCAGCGCAAAGCCGATTTTCTGGAGTTTCTGTACGAGATGTACGCTCCTGAAGATTTTACCTATACGGGTTTGTGGCAGCGGTTCCAAAAAGATCTTGCCGAAATGTTTCGTGAGACGTGGACGCCCGACGCTGACACCGATTACGTTATAAGTTTCCACGTCCCAGAGTAGATTAGATAAAAGATCTGCGCCCATGGACCGGGATTACGAAAAAGAGTATCGTGATTTTCATGGAACTGAGGCACAGATTAAACGTCGAGCTGCACGTAATAAAGCTCGCCGGATAATGGAGAAAAACGGAAAAACCCACAAAGGGGATCCCCGTGAAGTAGATCACAAAAATAAGAATCCGTTAGATAATTCACCTTCGAATATTAGAATGAGAGACAAGCACGCCAATCGGCGAGATCAGTAATGGCAATTGTCCCTGGTGTAGGCGCAGGTAAAACTCCGGAAGCTGGGGCTCAGCTGAAGTTTCCCCCAGGTTTCATGGGGTATAACCGCGAACCCGATCTGAGTCTACGTCGGGTGAGCACTCTCGATGGCGCCACCCGCGTGGCATCTCAGCTTGAACATGATCGCGGCGTGTATGTTCGTCCTCCCGTACAAACGGTAGAATACGGTGAGGGTAACATCAAAAAAAGTCACTATGTGACGGGCGCTGGGGGATACAACCAACGTGCCGTTCCTGCGCCTGATAGCGCGGACGACATGAGTCAGGAGCAGTACATGATGGCTGCCGCCCAGAACGCTCCCGATCAACGCCTGCGGATGCAGCAAGAGCTTCTCCTGACTGCCAAGCAAAACTTCCTTAACACCCGCGTGGTCCCCACTGACTATGCGGCCAACACCCACAACATGGTCGATAACCTGATGTCGTTAGCTAAAACCAAAAAAACCGGGGGGCTTGCGTGATGCAAGGGAACGAATTTCCTATCCGTTTAGCTGGGCAGCGCCTCAACCTTGAGGCTACGCGCATGACGGGTTTGACCCCCTCGGATATTACGCGGCGTCTCCGTTATCAGGAAGCCTTCCCTAGCTCCTGATTGTAAATAAGCGAAAGCCGGGGTTTATGGCCCCGGCTCTTAATCGCCTTACGCGCGTTCTTTAACTATAGCAGTTTTTCCCAAGGATCGGTGCCTTCCTCTGGGTTTTCTTTTTGCGCTATCCGGGGAGCCGGGATGGGCGGCATTGATTGCATCTTCGTCAGCATGGACTGCAGCATGAGCAGCTGCTGCTTTAGCTGAGCGTTTTCTACGGCAAAGACTTCGGCTTGTTGTTGAGCCCAGGCGGTAGCGTTAGCTGTCAGCTGATCTAGGACACTTTCCGGGTGCGGGAAACGATAGAACACCCCGGTCTCCGTGGGAATCTGCTGGCCACCTTGACTCTGCGCAAGCTTGGATAGAAAAGTGTTTATGCGCTCGATATCAACCTCTGTTTCGAATGCCAGTTCTTCTGGCACCACGATTCCTCGGTTGTTCTTGTAGATGTTTGTAAAACACTTAGCTACTCGAAGTCCTTCTAAGGCTTTTTCTTCTCGCTTTCGTGCCGCTTCGGACGCAGCTGCGGTTCCTGCTAGGAGGCCGCCCGAAGCCGCAATCGCGATTGGGAGTTCTTTGGGACCCAGAGCAGCTACGGTCAGGGTCAGAGCACTACCGAAAACAACGATTCCGCTATACAGAAGTTTCATTGGGGAGTTTGTCATGAGTTTCAAAAGCTGTTTTCCAGGCTGATGTGTCGGGGTTTGAGGCCCACTCCACGGGGGAGGGGAGCCGGGTATCACCAGCCGCCGCTCGATCCGTGGAGGGGTCGTACGGCTTCAATCGTAGTCCGGTGAATACCGCTTTGCCATTGAGGAATTTAGGTCCCACACCCTCCACCCGCAGTACGTTGCGGACAGTCTCTTTGAGACGATCGATGAAACGGGGCTTAGCCGAGTGCTTGTATCCGTTCGACTTGCAGAAGTTAACGTAACTGGCGTACAGCTCACCGTACGCATTTTTAACAAACATACCTCGCTCCGCTTCGTCGGTGTTCGGACGGAAAGCCCCGCTACCGATCAACGCGTGGCTATTAGGTGCGTACACAGTGCATTCAGCCAGCCACGCAACATACGGGTTGTTGAATATCAGTGCTTCGAGGTTAGTCGCGTTAAGAGACGGAACGTGTTTGACGGGGTTCGCCAGAACGTCGCGCATCTCGTCGAAGGGCATGTCCAGTGCCCAGGACACGACACCGCTGAGTTCCGGCACGAGGTCTCCTTCTAGACGATCTTGGTAGATGTTCAGAAGATCCCGCCGCTGAGACGCGGGCACCACCTTATCCATGATGATCGTCAGTCGCCGCCGTTCCAGACCGCTACTGATGTCAGATGAGCTGATGTGTTCGTTAGACGCAATGCAGACCAGGGCTTCGGGTTTGAAGTTAATGACTTCCTTTCCGTACTTTCGTTCTGCTCGCAGAGTGTCTGAGGCCGATGTAATTTTCTTCAACACGTCCAGTCGTTTGTTGAAGTTGGCTTCGTCTGTCAGCAACAGTAGTTTCTTGCCGATCAGGTTATAGCACTCAAATTTGTTTGTCTCGATGGTTTCCAAATTGCTGGTGTGGGTGCCCGAGAATCCGGCAAGCGCAATCAACAACTGCTGCATCGTCGATTTGCCTGTTCCGCCAGGTCCCACAAGGTGCAGGAAACGCTCGCCTGTCGTGTAGCCGGTAAGGAGAGCGCGACAGAATGCCCGGATGACAATCTTTTTGTCCTTACCTACACAGGAATCCAGCCACGCGTGGAAGTTCGGGCAAGCAGCCGATTTGTCGTATGGGAACGAAAGTTTGCTGCGCAGAAACAGATCCTTTTGGTTGCCCTCTGTGAATGCCAGAGTCTCCCCGTCCAGAATGCCGTTCTTGAATGGGATGCTTCCCCGGCTGCAGCTCCAGATCGAGGTGCGACCACCGTTTACGGATTTGAGAAGCTTGCCTTTCAGTAGCTGAAAAACGGAGCTTACAGTGGCTGCGCTGTATCGCGGCATCACACCAGCGGATACAAACGTGTCCAGAGTTTTTATGATCCTGCGTTTGATGTGTTGTTCGTCTTGAACGTACCAAACTCCTTCGTCTTCGTCGTATGTGAAGAACTCATCTAAAGACGAATCAAATAAGAATTCACTTCCGTAATTATTTACAATGATGTCTGCGACATCGTTTTCGGAGAACTGCCGGTTGCCTTGCTGCAGTTGGACTAGCTGTGCCGGAGTGGCAGGCGTGGGAGTCATTTTGGGCGGGGGTGTTGATGTTGATGTTGGTGTCGGAGTGATGGGCGGGTTCTCTGGCTCCAGAGACAGCTCATCAAAACTCAGAACTGAGTTAACGGGCTTGGGCTTTTTTGCAGCGATCTCGGCTTTCACCTGATCGGGGCAGTGCTCGGCAAACGTTTCGCGGTGCGTACCTCGGACTCGTTTCCAAGCAGCCAGCTCACCGTCCTCAGAAGCCATAACCACAGCGGGCTGCAGCGTTTCGGGATCGGTGATGCTGTTCAGGATGCGGAAGAATTTCCCATCAAGGCTCGGGCTGTATTCGTAGACATTCTCGAACACCCGGTGTGCGGTTGTCAAGGGGGGTTCTTGGGTAGCCAAGCCCACGCCGTTGAGCCAGTTGCTCCAGCCGATGATTTCCTTGAGCGCAATCGTCAGAGCGAAGGAGCGGTCGGCGACCTCCTCCCCGTCCAGCATTGATCGCACCGTGGAACTCACCAGCCGTTCGAGGTCGACTCCCTCAGGCTCCACACGGGTTTCAAGACAGCGATCAGCGTCCCGAGTCGCTTCCTCCGGCTTTGGTAGAGCCAAGTAGACGGCATACGCTTCGTCAATTTTCGCTGCGGGTATGCAGTTGTCGCTGACGAATATGAGACTCTCGATGCCCTTGCCGCCGTAGAACAGGTTTACCGCCTGCGTAGCCCGTCGGTCAGAGCCAGGAATCTGGTTTGCAATTGACCGAGTGAACCACTGGTAAAAACCGGGATCGACAATCGGTTTCTCCAAACCGAAGACCAGCCGAAATCGCGGCCAGGATACGGTGTGAGAAGGTGATAGGTAAGCAAGGCTGAGGTATTTAGAACATATATCTAAACCGATAGCCTGCGGAATGTTTAGTTCCTGCTTCTGGATTTTGTTTCCGTCTTTATCTTTGCCGTCTGCCTGGTTATCAATATCGATAATGATGAGACCGGCTTTAATTGCGCCAGTGCAACCATCTCTGCGGCGCCCCTCAACCAGATGCCACGCGCATAACCCAGCCTGTTGCGTGGTTACCGAGTCAGCTAAGAAATCAATATCTTTGTGCTGCGGAAGCCAGTTGTTGTTAAATGCAGTGAAGTTACCACCTGCTGCAATCTTGCCTGTCGCAGGGTTGACGTGCTCAGAGACTACCTGATTAAGCGAAAAGAAAAAGTCCATAGCCTCCAAGCGTTCGGTCATTCTGCCACGAAAACCGTTGCGCGGCAGGGGGAGAGCCCCTTAAGAACAGCAACTACAACCTCTACAGTTTTTCGTAAAACTGGCGAAGCACCTGAGTCCACTGCTCCATATGTTTCTCCAACTGTGCTCGACTAAATGTAAAAATTTGGACAGGGTATTCAGGCAGAGGAGTGGACACAATGATCTGTGTTTTATCGATGTTGATGTCTAAACACCGCTCAGCTGCTAACGAATACGCAGCAAGTTGAAGCTGCGTTTTCTTTAGCTTGAACACACCACTTGTTAGTGCTTTTCGAATATTTTCTGGCAGGTTATCTTTTGCTCTAGGGAAGTTTGCTGAGTACGGCCCTACACTGGTTTTGAAGTCACCCAGAATTACTTCTCCGTTTTTATCTTTATAGATAACGTCGCAGCATCCTGCGTATCCGTGACCTGTATTTTCGTCGTAGTAGTGGATTCTGCCTATGCCGTCTTCGCCGACGTACTTAGACCACTGGGGTTGGTTGTAGGGCTTCTCACTCCACAGGATCTTCCCTCCTTCAAATAATTCGTCTAGCTTTGTCGGCATACCGTTCCAGTACGGCATAAGCTCATCGGGCGGATGAACGTCTATACCGCGTATATAATTCTCTACGGCGTTGTGAATCCAGCTACCCCTTTCTGCAGCTTTATCCGCTACACCGGGATTCATTAAATTCCAATGGGCAAGCTTTTTCCTAGTCTCTTCCGTCTGCGTGGCGGACAAGACACTTGTTACCGACGGAAGAGGTTTAGGAACACCAGCGCAGTTGTAGTGCCTGAGGCCGTTTAGAGTAAGGCGTGTTTGGGACACACTTTTGTGTCAATTAGCCTTTAGTTTACTCGTCTTTACTAAAAAGCCATTTGGAAAGTAGGAGGAAGTCCTCCTTCATCCTCGTCATCATCTTCGTCATCTTCTTCCATGTTTTCCTCATCATCATCTGAGTCGATAAAGAATTCGGATTTTTGATACGAAAATTCTCGGCTGCGCTCACTCAGTTCTTCGGCGAGGCATAGACCTGCGCAATAAGATTCGGTAACAATCTCCGCGCACTCTGATGCAGCTCGCGCAACTCCTTCGGGTGAGACACATTCCTGAAGGAGTTGGTTGGAGACCAGGAGGGCGACGACCCTTTCGAGGAGAACGTTTGTGGTAGAAAGTTGATCCAGTACATCGCGCTGAAATTTGTCAAACTTTTGCTGGCGTGTGAAAGTCATTCGAGTGGAGGCAGCGGATCAACTCGGTCCCAATCGAGACCGTAGGTAATTTGAGTCCCATCGTGCCACAGCTCTGGTTTCTGGAAGACGAACCAGCAGCTTGTTACGGAATCTCGGGTCGAGCCGATAGTCCGAAACTTGGGCCGGGGATTAAGCACAATCATATTGCTGATCTTGTTGGCCAGCAGGAAGCTTTTACGTTTGGCTACCGGTTCGATAAATGAAAGGCGATCAAGTACGGCTATGCCTTGTGTCGCAACTTGGATACCGTATTCCAGTATGTACTCTGTGTAGTCTCCCAGACCTGTCGTAGCCGCCACGACCCAATCAAATTTTTTTTCTTTCTGGCCTACCCACCACACGGGATCGACGACGTTTGCTTCGTCCTTGTTTTCTGTGACGTTGAATCGGTGTTTTCTCAGCTGATCACTCAATACCGATAGCGGATCGTATGGGACCAGAATCGATCCGGTTATGAATGAGTGTTTAACTAGCGCATGTGTGACGCCGTTTGGGATTCGATAGAACGTGTCGGTCATGGGGTCGCCAAGCCAAGGCTGTCAGAGTTTAACCAAAAATTTCGTTGCGCCAACCAATCTCTGCTTAATATGACATAGGTGCATTCTATAGATGATGTTAAATCTGGAATGGGTCAGCACGGAGCAAGAGTTTGCCCATAAGCACGCCGTGGAAGCCTTCTCCAAGCTGAACCGCGACCAGATGTGTAAACTTTTTTCGGATGTCTTCCAGCAGTATCAGATAAAAAGCAATTTGTTTTCCAAGCTTTCTATCTGGTGCGCTCGCAACAATGTCATTCTTCCGGGCTTTGATGAGCTGCTGTCTATCGGCAAGACCGTCGCACATCCTACAGAGCTAGAAAAGTGACAAAAAAAGAGAGCGGTTTTACCCGCTCTCACCTTGGCTACGCCTAAACCTTAGCCTAGAAATCAATTCCTAGAGCTTTTGCTTGTTCGGCAGTCAGCTCCACAGCTTTTTTGCCCTTGGGACTGGGGGGCTCAGTCGCTGCCTCTGGCTCTGTTTCGGCTGACTTTAGAACTTTTGGAGCTGGCGTAGATCCGAAATTCCGCTCAGGGGGGTTGCCGCGTTGCTCTGCGAAGAGAGCTTTAATTTCCGCGTGGTCTGAACCGAGGGGAAGCTCCACCAAGTCAGAGCCAGGAATATGCGACTTGAGCGCCGAGGCGCACAGGTTGCCTCCCTTAGCAGTCAACCAACTGTTGATGTCCTCAATGAGCTTGTGTTCCTCATCGTTTGCAGTCGGTCGATCCGCAAACTCCAGTGCATTGAAGTTGATTTTGGCCCCATCCGCCCCCGTGAGAGGATCGCGTTCGTTGAAACTGCGAGTCACAAACTTAGTTGTTGTGATTACGGACGCGCAGTTAATCCGGTTGTTGTAGAGCGTCTGGAAGTAACTAATAAAGTTCTTCTGCGACGACTTACCGGAGATCATCGAAGTCGTGACGCACCGTGGAGGGAGCAGTCGATGGTTGGGACTCACACCGATGTAAGCGATGCGCAGGAACTCTTCCTGATTCCGCATACCGAGATTGCCGAAGAAGGGTGTGAACCCAACCAAAACAAATTCAATCGGAATACCATTGTCGTTTCGATCGACAATTGCGGAGTCGGGATCTACGTCAGATTTCCAACGACGAGCCTGTAGATCGATGCGAAGTGTGTGAGGAGGAACGTTGCAGAGAATTTCGTCTTGCGAAAACTGACCAGCAATAAACACCATGGATCTGTACCTAATCAGAGGGAGAAATCAATCGAACCGATAGCGGCAGCGGCTACCTTCCCTTTTTCGGGGTCGACAGCCTTCTTAGGAGTTGTTTTGGTGGACTTAGGAAGATAGAGGATTTTGTCGACTGTGTAGTTAAGGTAGTTCTTTTCGTCTTTTTCGCTAGTGGAGACTTTGCCCACTGCGATAGTCGGGGTCCCCGGCGCAAGTTCGGAGAGCTGCTTAGACAGCTCGCCCCAGGCCGTCAGCTTGAACCACGCGGTTTCGGCATCTTCTGCTTGCCAAGCAAGTGACCGGTTTGTAACCGTAGTGTCGGTCAGCTCAACTTCATCAGCCTTGGGCCCTAGACCACCCGTGGCCATGAAAACGTTGATGGCTAACAGATCACTAAAGTTTTCTTCAGTCACAACCAACATCGGCTGCATTTTCAGCACTCCGTCGATTGTCGGTTTTGTTGGACCGATAGCCAGGATTGTTTGCCCTTCTTTCAGTTCCTTGAGCAGCTTGCCGACGTAATGTGAAGCCTGCTGAAGCAGCTGAAATTTAGTTTCAACTCGTTTGTCGTTAGAGGGCAAGCTTTCCGCCAGCACATTTACAAGTCCTTCATCTTCCTGCGCGGTCGCAGTCACGCGCAGACCCATTAGAAATAGGTTCATTGGTCAGCTTTCGGTAAATGGTTGAACGGTGAACGTTAAGTGCCTTGGCGATCTGAGTGACCTCGACGCCTTGGCGTCGGTAGGCTAGCAGGAGTTTGAGGTCGCCGCTAGAGATTTTTTCTCTTTTCTCCCTAGCGTACGCAAAGTGATACGGATTTATACAGCTTTTACAACTGCAGCTGGGTTTGGCGATCTGGCCATCCTTTGGGATATCTAGATATTTCAAGATTAGATTTCGGATGTAGTGCCGAGAACCCAAGGCATAACTACACGGAACTCCGTTGGTGAACTGTGCGGACCAGGGAGCGCAAACAGCGTATGTATAGTTGTTTGTAGCTAAATTTTCAAAAAGTTCCGATAACGCAGTTGTCTTACATGCGCCGTACCCGAGATTGTATGACTCGGCATTCAAAGCTCTCGCGATGTCCGTAGCCTGAGCTTGAGCGTGGCCGCTGTCGTTTGCCCTCAATCCGAGTTTTAGCCTCTTTTGATCTTTATGCAATTCCAATATGTACTGATCAATAGATGTCGTTTGGTCGGAATTTAAAATCATCTTCAAACGATATAGGAAGTTTTGCAGCTAGTTTTTTTGCTGCAGGTAAGTGTAAAGCTGCTTTTATCAGCTCAAACGTTTGTTTTGTTTTATTTGTTTTATGCGTCACGGTGTTTGTTTAACCGGCAATCCAATATTACTTCTTTTTACCTCCGCCGCCGCCACCGCCGCCTCCGCCGCCGCCTCCGCCGCCGCCACTTCTGCTACCTCCGCCGCCGCCACCGCCGCCTCCGCCGCCGCCCTTGCCGCCACCGCCGCTGGGTGCGGATGCTTTAGGAGTTGCCGCTGGGGATGGAAAGAATGTGGAAGTTGCTTTAGGTGCAGCCTGTGCGACGGCCACTCTCGCGTTGCTGGTTAAAGTCTTAGCTGTAGTTTGAGCCTTGGCTGACGGAGTTTTTGCCTTATCTGCAGATTTTTTTGTAGTCCCTAAAAACTTTTGAGCCCCTGCGGATATACGCGGAGCTTGAGTCGCCGCTTTTTTAATTTCGGAAGTTGTCCAACCTTTTTGTTGAAGTGCTTTAATGTCTCGTGAACCTAATCCACTACCTCCTGTTTTTGCAAGATTGTAGGACTTGCCTCCCGCAGTAACTTTAGTGGCTTTAGGTTTTGCCTGAGTCGTTACGTTTGTTTGAGTATACTCTCCTGTGTCGTCACTTTGTTGCGGCGCATATCGAGAAAACGCATCGGCAAACATACTTTCGAAATCCGGCATTTCGAATTCAGGCATTTCGAAATCCGGCATTTCGAATTCGGGCATTTCAAACTGAGGCATTTCAGCCGTTTGTGCTGCCCCCATCCCGCGTAGACTTGTTAGTAAATCATCAATTCCCAGTGCTTTCCTCAAGCTGGAAATGTCGGCTCCCCCCGTGGGAACCGCAGCAGCCGGAGGTGACGCAACCTTTTCGCTTCCTGCAGCTTTCGATATCGTTGCTTCTTCTCTTTCTAGTTGTGTCCCCTGCCCAAGTCTTCCGCCTCTAGAACTTTTTAGACCGGTTTGAGCGGCTTTCAGAGCCTCGGTAGCAGCCGCCAGAGTGTCAGCCGGAACTGCAGTCGCGGAACTAATTCCTTCTCCGGCAAATCGGCGTCGCATCTTCCCTTACGGCTAACCTGGCTTGTTAAATATTAACCGAGATTGTCGTTGTTTGTCTGCACAAAGTACCTTCTTAATGTATGCCCTTTTTTCACTACCATATCTAATGTTTTTACATAGTCTGAGGCGTCTTCGTATGATTTAAAGACTTTAGCGTTACTTAAATTTTTTGTGTAGCCTACAACTTTTTTATTTTCCATCAAGTTTTCTACGTAGCCACCTTGGGGCGCCAAAATAAGCCAAGCCTCCCTGAATCTCAGATGGGTTAGCTTGGCCACTTCGGTCTCGGTATATAAGACACATTTTGGTCGCACTTTACTCTTAACTGCAAGTTTTGTTTTCTTTTTTACGTTTGCTTCGATTTTGTGAATTCGTTTCAGAAAGCGAGCTTTATTACTAGCTACCAGGGGTGACTCAAACATCTCAGGGATAAGGTACAGATCCTCATCCCCCACGATGAATCCCAGATAGTGCTCACCGGCTTTAATGGTGAACACTTCCTTTTCGGGATTCTTAGAAATTCGAGTGAGTTCCATAGCCTGTTGATGTGTTCCGGAACTTTACTTCGCGGACCAATCGCTGCCTACGCCGGATTCCGCTGTTAAGCGAGTCTTATTGAAGACCGAAGCTCCAGCATTAACCATAATCTCCGTGAGTTTAGTTTTCCAGTGCTCCTCCAATCCCTCTTTTACTTCTAGTACGCATTCATCATGAACCACAGCAATTAACCGCACATTGTCGTTTAGATGTTCGCTGAGTTCACCGATGGCAATTTTAAGAATATCCGCACCAGTTCCTTGGATCAGTGTGTTTGCGGAGATGGTCATCCGAGCATCATCGTATGAGAGCAGTCTGCGTCGACCTAGAGCAGTTCTGGTGAAGCACCACCCATCTTCGACTAAGGCTCCCCTTTGCCGGTGCCATTGACGCAGCCGTGGGTACGCGTTGTGGAACTTGCTATGCAAAATCTTGCTCTCAGACAAACTCAAATGCACACCAAACGAAGCAGCAGCGTATGTTTTGAACTTTCGAAAACCAATCCCATAGATGAAACCAAAGTTTGCACCTTTAGCCATCTGTCTCTGTTGCTTTGTAACGGCATCGATATCGCAATCATTTACTAGACTCGCGGTGAGCGTATGTAGATCCAGATCGATGTTGTACGCTTCCTGCATCTGCGGAATATCCGCTAGCTCTGCTAACAGCCTCAACTCCATTTGCGAGTAATCCGCAATCACAAGTTTGTATCCTTCGCTCGCTGTGAAGCATTCGCGGAATGCTTTTGAGCGAGGAACTTGTTGCAAATTCACTCCGAAGGTCGTTTTTTTCTTTGTTTTAGCTGTTTTGGTTGCGCCGGAGCACGTGAACCGCCCGCTGTTCGCCCCCACCTGGTTGTAGAAACTGTGAATTCTGTGCGTAATAGGGTTGATGTTCTCAATAAGCTTATTTATGTGCTCCAAACTTGTCTCAATCTTCGCACGTTCTCTATAAAGGTTTAATGTGCTGTCGTCGCTGTCGAATTCGGCTAATGAGATCTGATTCAGCGTTGCTTTTTTAGTGTCTTCGTTTATCGGCAGAGCGATTCCGCATAGCGAGAACGCGGCAGCTACTTGTGCTGTTGAGCCTGGGTTGAATTCCTTTGTAGCTTTCTTACCGACAAGAACTTGAGCATCAGCCCCACGTGGAAGTTTTCGGTCTGAGGGAAGTTGAGCATCTAGCTCCTCGACAAAGACTGTTGTTTTTTCTAAAAGCTCAGCTTCGATTTTAATTTTTAGTGTTTTCAGCTTCTCTATGTCTACGTTGAATCCTGTGTACGCCATCTTGGCCACAGCTCTCACACATTTAGACTCGATGCTGTAAACTCCCACCAGTTCTTCTTCTTTGAGTTCTTTAAGCTGATCTGCTGCGATAGCCGGCAGAATGTCTACGTCTTTTGCAGCGTATTCGACTTGCTCCAGAGTTAGTTCATCTACGCTCCAATCCGTCAGTCTTTGTTCTTTATCGACCTCCAGCTCTAATCGACGTTCCGCTACAGCCTTAAGCGAGCACGAAACATCGGCGAAATACGGTTTATTTAGCTTGGGGGACATCCGTTTTTCTTGGAAACCTGCCCTCAGAACGCGTTCAGCTATATAGGTGTCAAATATCTTATTTCTGAAATCTATGCCCATGGAGAAGAAAAACTGCAGGTCAAACCCCAGGTTGTGCCCCACTAGCATTTCTCGGGTTTCGATCAGAGCTTTCAACTCTGGAACCACCGTGGTTTTGAACAGATCGAAGACGTAAACAGTTCGGTTTGTTTCAGAAGGAGATGCATCACACAACTGAAGCAAACGGGTTTTTGCGATAGTCGCTTGTAGTCCTGTAGTTTCCGTGTCAGCACATAATTTAGGATACGCTTGAAGATCTTTAACTGCGTTTAAAGCGTTTTGATTCTCTGTGATGAACTGGATTTTCATGAGGTTTGGGGCGAAAAAAAAGCCCCAGCTTCCTGGGGCTTGATGATAGGACGTTTACAGCTCAGGCGCTGCGGTTCGTAAAAACGTTATCCACATAGTCATAAATGTCTCCCCACGCACGCACCATTTCTTTTCCTTTCTCCGAGGCTCGCAGCCGATAGTAAATTCGCTGCATGTGCGCAGCCTTGTGGGATGTCCCTGCGCGGTTACTCCCTACCGACAGACCGTGCTTCTGCTCCATCAGCCCGTGATTACGGCACCACAGCAGCCCTTCCCGTAACCCGATGTACAGAGGACTCACGTGGTAGGAGTTACGCCGTTCGACTGTAGGGCCCTGATCTTGGGGTTCCCACGCAAGGGTGTCACTGCTGAGCACGAATCCGCGAAAAGCCACACACTTATCGAGAGCTTCAGTCTCCTGCCAGACATGGTTAACGTACGTTGTCGCAATTTCGCGCAGTGTCACCCACTCTCCTTTGCTGCTTTCCGCAAGCAAAAGAGCTGCTCCGCCTGACCAGTAGCTGTTGTGAGAGTGAAGCTTGTCGATAAGTTCATCCACCGAAGAGCTGCTGGATACCATCTTGGTGTGCGCCCCAGTTCGCTCTACAGGCTTAGCTGGCGACCGTTTCACAGATGTCTTATTGCCTGCGGAATTCTGAACAGAGATTTTCCAAGCCAGAGAAGCTAGAGCTTGATTCTGATTTTTAACGGACAGCTCAAACAACCGCTGACTGTCAAGCTTGCCCAGATCAAAGAGCTTCGTTAGTTCGATGCTCACCGAGCCGTCCATTGCGCCATTTGTGGTGGCCAACAATGCTTCCGCCTCTGTCTGCTTGATTGGCGTGTTGTCCAGAAGGAATTGAAAAGTCATGTCCATGTGACTTGAACAGCGCAAGACTAGGAAGACGAGGGCTACTATACAAGGGTGTTTTATTTTTCTTAAGATTTGGGATCATATGACCCGACCTTGGCGAGCCAGTCTCGAATCTCCATAGTTATGTCCTCAGCCAGTTCGACCGTATCTAAATAGCTAATCAGAATAGATTTTAAAAACGCGTTGTTAATAGGTACTCCGTATCCCTTAGATATGAATGTCGCCAGAGGAAAGCAAGCATCTTCGTAGCACCCCATCCCGGATTCAATATGCACACAAAACATGCAAGGTTCATTTACATAAAAGATGGACGCCTCTCCGAACATCATGCTGTCCGTGTAGATATCCGCTCTCCCGCTTGTCAGCCGTTCGTATAGGTTCTCTTGGATCCACGCGCAAAGCTGCTCCTCTGTGGCCACAGCAGATGCGTAGTGTTCCAGCAGAGATGCGAGTGTACTTGCAGCTTCTCTTAAAATGTTGTCCCGAGTTTTTGCCATACAGCCGAACCTCCTAGTACGCCGTAGCATACCCAAGTTGTGTTGTTTTTAGTATCGATCCATATATCTCCAAGTTTAGGTTTTGCCTTTGAGTCGTTTACAGGAGTGTCTCCTTCCTCCTGTTTATTAGGCGTACGCTTCGTGAGGCAGTACTGCTTTTTGAGTTGGAGGATTACGTCGACAGGGGATTCGTCCATGGTGTCACGTTAACGCAAAC